ACATTGTGAATTGCAGTCGTATTGCAGTCAAATGTTCGGAGCGTAGTTGTAGACCCGTTGCAAACTTTCATATACAGAGAATTTGCCACTTTTTTCACGCTCCTGTAATAACGTGCGCGGGACGTAGCGGCTTGGCTTTGAAGCTATATTGAGAATTTACTGTTTACCTGTTTTTACCGTATTTTTACGATCTGAATTGCAGTTGAATTGCAGTCACTATGCAGACATATTCTCTAACCATTCAGCTGTTACTTTTTTACGGTATTTTTCCTTATAGACTTTTTCAGAGTGCCCGGCCATTTCTTCACGAACGGTAACAGGGAGCTTAAAAACTTCTTCCCACATATTTAACGCCATATCCCTAATTTCGTGAATATCTTTGTCATTTTCAATTTTATTTATATCTTTCCAGCGGTTAAGCCAATAATTTAAAGTCCATTTTGTGATGTGCCCCTTCCGTCCTGAGAATAAATATTCATTTTTGCTGTCCTTTTTAAAACGCTCAAGGGCTTCGGCGCCACCCGGAATTAACCTGACCGCAATTGTTCGTATTTTTGGTTTGTCAGCACGGGAGCGTTTGCCGTCAATAGTGATCTGCCTATTGTCAAATTCTGACAACTTTAATTGCACGGTTTCAAAAGCGCGCGTGCCGAAATAGGATATAAACTCAAATGCATTTGCAACTATTTTTGGCGCGTTTTGCTGCTGCCAGTAGAGGAATTTTAAAAACTCAATATAACCCCACGGATTTCCAACGGCAGGCGGGATAGACGGCATATCCTCTAAAAACACAGGATTGACCGTTGCCTTTTCAAGTTTTATTGCTTCATTAAATATTTTCCGCACCGTGTGCATATACGTGTGCAGGGTAGCCGGTGCAAATGCTTCGCCCGTTCTTGTTTTAGCATCCTTTTTTATTTTCAGGATGCCAGCGCGGATAGCCGGGGGGTTTGAAAGGGGAATATCTTTTATTTCTTTTGTCAGGAAAACTTTTATCGCGGAATTGAGCGCGCCGCGTTCGCTTTTGCCTAATTCATCGGCATACGTCTTGTGATACTCTATAAAAGCGCGCATGACCGTCCACTCAGATTCATCAGGTTCTTTTTCTGTCAGCTTTTCAAGTAAAATACGGAGCGCGACCTGCTTGTTCTCAGGTATGAACAGTAACCCCGCCTTGCTGCATGATTCGCGGCGGTGGCGGAATTTCGGGTGGTTTATAGACGTCCACGCATATTCCCGCCCGCTTTTGCTTTTAAAAGGGAATACAAAGGCAAATTCGTCATAATATTTCGCCTGGGCTTTTTCCAGTTTTGTAAAGCCGTCGTATTCCGATAGCAGCCATACGCGCGGGGAACGTGGTTTAGGCATATATTTTTGGACAGTTTTTGTCCAATTTGCAGATTAAGGTAATTTTAAAAGTGTGGGGTTTATTTCCGGGTTGCTGTAACGGTAGCTATATAACCGAAAGTGCCATCATAAGTCGTATTTCTAAGAGAAACAGAACCGCTCCATTTGTCAAAGTTTGAGAAGGTGCCGCTAATTGACTGACTTTTGTAAGAACTCCATTGATATTTTGAATCAAATCCTTTGTTTGCTATTGAAAGGGTGAATCCGTTCGTGAGGGGTGTAAGGTCAGATTCCCATACCACAACTTTTATTCCGTTGCTTGTATAGACAGAAGATTTTGCACTGAATTTTCCAATCTTTATGTTGCTCCCCCCTATGCCACCTGAGTTCGGCTCTATCTCAGTAACATCTATTATCCACTCACCATTTAAAGCTGATTCAACGTCAGCAGCATTATTAACCGGATTTGCATCATCACCACAACCAAATAAAACTATACACGCAAAAATTACCGTAAGAAACTTTCTCATGTGGCGAACTCCTTTTAAAAATTATTTAACAAATTACCGAAACCATCGCTTTGTAAAAATCTCCTGCAACTTCACTATTTAAAAAGGTTAATGAGTGATCTGCCGTTCCTACCTTTATTTCTACTTCGGTTGTAAATGAGAATGCGCCACCAAGAAGAAGCGCTATTTCAGTAACCTTGCTTAATGGTACAGAAACAACGCCAGTCTTTTTAGACATAAAAGTTTTGTCTACGAATAATAAACGTTTGTTCGTCACGCAGGCGAAATCATTTAGAAGCTGAAAAAGTGATAAAATTTCTTCACCTTCAATTAAGTACGTTTGCGCTTGTGCAAGTTTTTTCTGGTACTTTTCATCTTTTTGGGCTGCGGCTTTTGCTGCCATGTTATCAAAAAATCCCATTGGCGAACCTCTTTTAAATTTGGTGTGTGATTGACGTAACTACGCCGTGTATTTCTATGTTTGAATTTTCCGTTATCTGGATAGCCTTGTATGTTCCATTCTGACTGACTAAATAAGCTTTCCCGTCCTTTTCTTCTAAAGTTTTTACAACCGTTTCGCCATTTATAGTAGCTACCACGATTTTCCCAAATTCAGCAACAAGCGATTTATCTACTATCAATAAATCCCCGTCAAAAATATTTGCTCCCGTCATTGAATCCCCGCTCACACGAACCGTAAAGGTTGCTTTCGGGTGCTTTACGAGTTCGTCGTATAAGTTCAGCTTGCCTTTTATTTTATCTTCAATTCCGTTGCCAGTCCCGGCATTTACAGGCACTTCAAAAAATGGCAGAATTTCCGTTCCATCAGCATCAGTTATTCCAAGAATCTCAACAACACGGGTTTCGTACATGGTGAAAAACCTTTGTTTGTGAATAAATTATTACCCTATTTCATACGCAATTTGTTTGCCCGTTTCATCAGTTACTATAATCGTAGCTTTTTGCGCCTTCCTTTTTTCAGGTTTAAAATGTTCCAATTTTTCATTTACCGAATTTGGAAAGCTTGCCATAGCTCCCGCGTGGTCAAAATCCCAATTATTAGAATTATCTAACATCTCACCACTACCATTTAAAAGCCAATTCACGTTTCCACCAACATCGGCGACTTTTTTAAAGAACTCCAGACCGGGCGAATTCTCCTCTCCAATGTATTGTGATAAGTGAGAAGAGGACATGCCAAGTTTTTCAGCAAGTTTTCCAACTCCGCCAAACCCTTGTTTTGCAAGGACTTTCAATCTTTTTCCCCAACCTTCCATAATATTTTAACAATTTATTTTAGAGATTTCTAAAATTTCTCTTGACAATGTTAGAAACTTCTCATATATTTGCACTGTACTTAACAACAACAACAAACAACAACGGAAAAACACAATGAGAAACATCTTCCGCAACTGGCTAAAAAATCTTATTCGCGAAGCCGTCCGCGAAGAGTTAGACTACCGCGAAAAAGTTCAGCACGAAGCTTTAGCAGATTGGGAGAATTTTAATGCTAAGCTTTGTCGTACGGGCTTTGCTTTGAAAGTGGATCGGATTCTTGCGAATCTCTAAAATGCATTGCATGATTTTCACTTACGCGAAGGCGAACCGATTTTAATTCTTCTTCAATATCAAAACCTAATTTCCCCATTATCAAAAGCTGGTTTTGGAACATTGTGGAAATTAATGTCTGATTTTCAAGCACAGCACTTTCAATTTTTTGCAAGCGCTTCATCAGATCAGCATTGTCAAGAGCTTCACGAGAGTACATAAGATTCACATTCTTTGTAAATAACAACAACATTTATCAACAAAATAACGCAAATCATGGCAAACAAACAAACAACTTTCCAGCGTGGAGTTTTAAAAGAAACCGCTGACATTCTTGGACTGGCTCCATCTACTGCTAAATACAGGATATTAACGGGAGAATCAGTAGCTACGAAGGCTTACGGTGAATTTACAAAAGGCATGGCTGACCTTCGTAAAAAGGTGAAAGCAAAAGTTGAAAAACTGCAATCACAGAAGCCCAACTAAAAAAACTCATTCACTAAAACTAACAGCTTTTCCAGAAGCATTTTAAAAACCGCTCACTTTTGAGCAAAAATTTAACATTTGAAAAGAGGTAACACAATGCTAACACCATGGGATCACGGCGGGAATTTAGAAGCAGAGGAACTGGATATTGACCGCGCTTTCTGCGAAATAAAGCTTTTAAAGCAGAGGAAGGTAAGCGGCGAAAGGATAAGCCCTATCACAGAAAAGCACGCATTTGAAAGGCTTGTCATTGAAACAGAGGACTTCCAGGATAAAAGGATAATGACATTGGAAGAGAGGGCGAACGCTTACATTTTAGAGCATACTAATAATTATCAGATCCACTAATGGAAAAGCTCTACACATTGCCAAAGCTTGCTGAAATGAGAGGGCACAGCTACGAAACGCTGGACACATGGGCAAAAGATAAGATTTTAGAAGTTGTTTTAAGCTCAGCAAAAAAGCAGCCCCGGCGCTCAGCAACAATCACAGCGGTTTTACGGGCAGAAGCGGAAATAAAACGGAAGGCCAATGAACCTAAACAGCCTAAAGTAAAAAAGCAGAAGTCCACGCCAAACCAGACGCCGGAAGAATATTTTAAAGGTTTTGGAATAATTATTTAAAAACAGGAGAGAGCAAAATGTATCAGATCAGATGGCGGGAATTAGGTACAAGGAACAACGGCTGGATAACCTGCACAACGCGGGAGCAGCTATTACAGGAAGAAATGAAGCTTATAGCGCGCGGCAATGTGAAATACTTTGTACTGCCTACTTTAAACAAAAAAGCCCCTACCGTTCCAGCGGCAAGAGCTTAAAAGAGGTTGTTCAGATGGAAACCGAACTACACCAACTTACTAAAGTATTGCCACAATCGCAAGGGAAATCTTCACAGATCAGTTCCATAGCAGAATCGCACAGCTTATTCTTTGATGAGTTCGGGGGGATTCATTATAAGGATTGTAACCGGGCTGAATATCCGACCGGGCACAATATGAATATCATATTAGAAGCCAACGGTTGGAATGAGAACAAGTTGTCAGAAAGTAATGTGCGAAGCCTGAATATACTTTTCCGCTACATTCATTCTAAAAAGTGCGAAGAGTTACGCAAGGCAGAAGAAAAGCCCATGCTGTCAATATCAAAATCCAATCATTGGAAATACGGGCAGGATTATTCACGAAATGAATATTAAAGGTAAGAAAATGGAACAAGAATTAGTATTACATAAAAACGGTGTTTCGCAGGGCGTGCAGCATACACGCGAGGGATTAGGATTAACTGACGAAAAAATTGAGCTTATTAAAAGGACGGTAGCGAAAGGCGCTACACTTGACGAACTTCAGCTTTTCATCCACCAGTGCGAAAAGTCAGGACTTGATCCGTTAGCGCGGCAAATCTACTTTATGAAGCGCAAAGTAAAAGATGAATGGAAAATGACTATCCAAACTTCTATTGACGGATTCCGCGTAATTGCCGAACGCTCCGGAGACTATGCAGGGCAGGACGAACCGGAATTTATTGAGAACAACGGGCAGCTTGTATGTGCAAAAGTAAAAGTTTACAGATTTAAAGGCAATATCCGTTTTTGCGCGGCTGTCGGTGTAGCGTACTGGAATGAATATGTTCCGGCGCCTGGATTGGATTTCATGTGGAAGAAAATGCCTCACACGATGCTTTCAAAAGTTGCTGAAGCTTTGGCGCTTAGAAAAGCATACCCACAAGACCTTTCGGGAATCTACACAAATGACGAAATGCAGCAGGCTGAACGCGTAGATACCACGACAGGCGAAATTTCCGAACCTGCTATTATTGAGAGTTTACCAATTGTTGATTTAGAAGATTTGCGAGGAAAATTAACCAATCTTTTAAATAACGAATTTATCCGCGAAAACGAAAGAATCGCTGCATTAAACAACCTGAATAATTACACAGTTCGCGAACTCAAAGAAAAAGTAATTATCGTTCAAAAATCTATTGATTTGCGCGCAACAAACCATCAAGCAGAACATTCGCAAGAAGAAGTTTTAATGATTAACGAAAAACAAGTTGCGGAATTTATGAGGGTTGCCAATAAAGAGGGGTGGAATCCTGAATTGTGGCATCACCTTTTAAAAGAACATTATGGAATATTCCCAGTAGAACGTAAAAATATTCCACAAAACCGCTTTGAAGAAATTATTGCAGACCTTAAAAATTCTGCTGTAAAAGATCAAATTCAATTTGCTTTACAACTTGGTGAAATCCCTAATGAGAGTGAATCCAAATGAAAACTATTGACTTTATCGGGAGTGATTACATAATCACTCCCGGTGGTGAACTAATCGCGCTTCATACAAAGAACGGTTCTATTGTCGGGCTTACTGAAGATGAATCAGTACGTAAAATTGACCTTGTAGAAGCATTAGGTGTGTATGCAAATAATCGTGTAAATCCTGTTCCGGCTGTGTGTTTGTTTGCATCGGTGATTTTATTGGTGGTGGTTGCTTTTTGGATGGTGGTTAGTTAATGCCAGCCAGCACAAACGATATGATCTTTTTTCAGCTTTTAAAAAGTGAAGGGCTGCCAATTCCAACACCTGAATTCAAGTTCGCTAATGACCGCAAATTCAGATTTGATTATTGCTGGCAAACGGAAATGGTGGCGCTTGAAGTTGAGGGCGGCGTGTGGAAAGCAGGAAGGCACACACGCGGCTCCGGCTTCATCAAAGATATGGAAAAGTATAACCTTGCTGCTTGCAAAGGGTACAGGCTTATTAGAACCGTTCCAACGGAGCTTTGTACGATGAAAACTATTGAATTGATTAAGGAAGCATTACAGACAGAAACACCATTTTAAAAAACGCCTCACCGGAAAATATATGGAAGGATGGCTAAAACTCCACCGGAAAATTTACGACAATCCAAAATCTAAAAATCCTGATTGGGTAGCTGTTTGGGTTTTTTTACTCTGTCATGTGACACATAAAGAGCAAAAATCTACCTTTGGGACTGAGGAAATTATACTAAAACCCGGTCAAATTATCACCGGCAGAACCGAGATTTCCAAGAAAACAGGCGTGAAAGAGACGACGGTAGAGCGCGTATTGAGTGCGTTAGAAAGCGGACAACAGATTGAACAGCAGAAATGCACGCGCGGACGGCTTATTACCTTGCTTAAATGGCAAGAGTATCAATCAGGTGGACAGCAAAAAAGACAGCAGATGGACAACAAGTGGACAGCAGATGGACAACAAGTGGACACTAACAAGAATAGAAGAATAGAAGAATATAAAGAAGTATTTATTGGGTTGGTGCCTGCTGAACTTTTAGTTATTGAAAATTTTCTTGAATCGTGGACAAATTGGATTTTATTCCGTTTTGAAAAAAGCGAACCTTTGACTGAGAGAAGTGCGAAATCTCAATTTAAAACGCTAATCGCAAACAAAGCCGATGCAATTGCAATTATTGAAAAATCTATTAATGCAAACTGGACGGGATTATTCCCACTAAAAAAACAAAGCAATGGCAACAATAACACCAATATCGGACGCGGCGGCACTGGTAGAACAACAGATACGCTCGCAGACACGGCACGGCAATCTTCAGACCGCCTCGCACGGCACGGAATATCGCGAAAGCCTGATACTGTGGCTGGATTCCCTCTTGAACAACCTAAAGCACTTGCAGCACGTAGCGCCACCGGATAGTTTTTTTGATCTTCTGGTAGCACATTTGACATCATCAAGTTTTTCAGCTACCCAACAGAAAAACGCCGAAATGTGGTTAATGTCCGGCACATGGAAATACTTTCCGCAATTCAGAGGGAAAGATGCACAGTTAGAATTTGGTGATTTCTTCCCGACAGCGGAAATGCTGAAGAAATTAGAATCACCTGAAATGGTGGTAATGACGGTAGAAGAACAAAGGGCATTGTGCAAAAAATACCAGCAATACGGATATGCTGAAGGTAATGCCGCAGGACGTGAAAACTACCAGCCGGACGTTGAGCGAAGCGGCCTTTTAAAAGAAATTCAGAATCTGGTAAATGAAAAGATTGACCGCGATGCTGAATTACACCAAACAAAAGAAGCTTTGCGCGTGGCTTTGAATCCACAATCTGCCAATTCAACAGGCGAATTCAGGAAAAAAGCAGTTGCGGAAATGGAAACGGCAGAGTATTGGAAAAAGCAAAGTTTGATGATGGCCGGACGCATTGTTGAATTAGAAGAAGCACAGATTTTTGTACCTGCTTTCCGCGAACTCTATGCCGATGTACAGGCTGATCCTTATGCAGCTCAGGTGAAGTGGCGGAAGAATGTATGAAGTAGATTGCAAGAAAAACGACCGCGAACAACAAATAAAAATTAAAAAATTAGAAAAGGAAAGAGCATGACATACGCAGAAATTGCAGAACGCAATAAAAAGATCAAAGAAGATTATCTGAATAACAATTCAATGCGAAGCCTGGAATGTGTTTACGGCCTTTCGCATCAGTCTATCAGCTTAATCCTTCGTAAAATGGGCGTAGAAATACGGTCAAAAAGCCAGAAACGCAACGCTGAAAGCATTATGAACGCTACCCATACCGTAAAGCGGAAAAAAGGTGAATCTACGGTACAGGTCATCCGGCAGAAGCGCAGTGAACAGGCAATAATTGAAACACCGCCAAACTGGATAAAAGGCACGGCCCGCGGGATCAGTAAGCCGGCATTCATACGCCCGACAGACCGCATTATTCCAAGTATTCACAGCCAATATTTTAACCACCAAATCTAACAACAATGAACACAACTGACAAAACAGAACGGGAAAAGGAGTTGGAAAGCTGCATTGAGGTGGTGAACAGACACTTAAAAAGATTGAGTGAATCAACTGCGAGAACAAGTAAAGAATTAGAAGAAGAGCGCGCGCTATACCAATCCGAACTCGCGCAACTCCGGGAGCAGAAGCAGGGGAATTATCCGAAAAAGGGTGAAGTTGGGTTTATGGTATTTACAGATAGCGATATTAGCGCGCCGACCCTTTGGGATAATAGCGAAGAACAACAGTTCGCCTTTAGGTTTGGCAACTGGCATACAACTTATGAAGAAGCCGAACAGTACCGCGAAAAGCTCCTTACTTTCGGCAAACTCTTCTTCTCCCTCACGCCGCAACAACTCGACAAAATAGCGGTACAGGTGAAGGTAGCGGAGATGGCGAGGGAGAGTTGGGGTGGTGAGGATTCATACAGAAAGCATGGTTGGCTACCGTACCGCAATGATAGAGATCAAGTTTTCGGTTACTGGACTTTGCAGGATTACGGGGTGCCGAGATTTAAAGACGATTTATCTCTGCAAGCGGCTTTTGATTCACTCTCTAAAGATGAACGCGATTTATTCTTTACAAACCGCCTTTGCTTCCCTCTCCGGGAAAGAGATTGAGGTTTATTTTTATAATTATTGAGTAAGTGGTGGTCATTATGAAAGAAATTGCAACAGGCAGGGAGCTATCCGACGGAGAGATAATTTCCGAAGGTTTTAAAGCTGCGAATGAAATGATAAAAGAATTGCGCGAAAGATTAAATAATGGCCGCAATTATTTGATGGGTGTAAATCCAAGCGAATTAAATGTAGAAGATGCTTTAAAAGCTTTTGGCTACAACAGTAACGGATTTTAATCTAAACGGTCGAATTTACTAAACCTTTAAAACGAGAATATGGAAAATTCAAAGACTTCAAACTTATTCTTAAGCTTTATCGAAGAACGCCCAAACGTAGAATGTAATAATAGTAAAGCATATTCTGATTTCACTGATATATCGGAATTTGAACGATACTACAACACTACTGCAAACGGCATTCTGCTGGCTAAGACGCATTTTCACCCGGAAGGCGATAGGATTTTTACTCCTTTAGGAATCTACACAAATCTTACGGATTTTGCCGAACGGCTACGGCGTGAAGTCCCGGAGGATAAGAAAGTTTTTTGTGCGCTTTATGGTGGTAGCAAATTGGAGTTCACGGTTTTTTCACACCCGATGAGCGCAGAACTTCCAACCACATACGAAACCGAATTTTCGATAGTAGCGCAATTTATGGAAGTAAATCAAAGGTCATCAGACCGTCATCACGAATCTCTTTAAAAACGGTGGTATGAAAACTATAAAACAAGTTGATGTAGAGCCGGTATTTGTTGAATTTATACCGCGCGAGTTGGAAGAAGGAAAACTGTATATCTCAAAAGAATACGGTACGGCTGTGCATAATTGTCTATGCGGGTGTGGAAGTAAAACTATTACTCCGTTGAGCGGAGAGTATAAATGGGTTTTGACGGAAAAAGGCGATAAGGTTTCGCTTTCGCCTTCCGTCGGAAATTTTAATTTTCCGTGCAAATCACATTACATTATTACAAATAACAAAGCAAATTTTGTTTAAAAAACGGTGGATTTCTTTTAAAAAACTACCCAAGAAAACACCCTTTTTTACTGGATTTTCCAACTGTGCCAAATGGCCACTACCTTTTCACAGTAATTTTTTAACTGCCGATTTATAAGCCGGTATGGAGTCGCGTAGCTCAATGTGGTAGAGCAGGCCGATAAGTAGCGAGAAGTAATTAACCTTGTGAATGGCTTGGGTTGCGGGTTCGAGTCCCGCCGTGGCGCCAAATCCGGCGTATTTTTAACTGCCGATTTATTACGGAGAATGAATATGAAAACAAATAACCAAAGCGGAATTACTGATGAAATCCGCCACGCCAAAGCATTAGATTTAGGGTTTATTCACATTAAAGACAACTTTTACAAAGTACCTGAAAATTGGAATTCACCAAACACACAGGTTGACCTTTCGGCTACGGGAAATGAAGAATGGCAAATCATGCGCTCGGTTGCTCAACAGCTTGCGCGCCGCCTTGGTACCGATGAATTAGTTGAAGCTGGTATTTTTTAACTGCCGATTATATGAGGAGATGGAGAGATGAGAATGACAAAAAAGAAATTTGACGCCTTGGAACATTCCAAGAAAATAGAGTATGCGGCGGCTGGCAGGATCGGATTCCAAAAAATTACAAATAGTGAATTACAGGAGCGTTTTTTCCCTAAGCTCGGAATAATAATGCTTGCGCCGTACAATGCCCGATTTGGATTCGAGGGGTACTTAACCAAGCAGGAGGCAATCGACGCAGCTATCTCTTTAAAGGGGTATTATTCAACATTACTCAAACCACAACCAGAGCAAACCAATGAATAAGATTGCAACGCCGTGTGTATATGAATTTAAGCAAGTAACTCACCTTGTGCCGGGCGGTAGATATACCCGTAGCGAATGGGTGGTGTTTGACGCCAGTGGAGATAAGATTTGCTCTGGTATAAAAGACGAACCCACAGCCCGCCACATCTGCGCCGCTTTGAACTTTGTAGGCAATACACCATCGGAAGTTTTAAAAGGAATAAAACTTGACGGCAAATCTTACATGAAATTACAGCAAGAAGTTGATGCGTTGCGGGGGTTGGTTTTGAGCTTACCTGACGAACTTTCCGCGCTTGTTCCGAAACCAGAAGCCACACGCGGGAGTGAACACAATTTATGGTACAGGCATCAAAAAACAGTCAACAAATTACGCGAGCTTTTAAAAGCGAAACTTCACCTTCCCCAATCCAAAACCGAGAGGGGGCGATGAATAATGTACTGGCGGCGTGGAATCCGATTGTATCCTATATCGGAACGAATTTAGAATTAGAGGGTGATGAAGGTTATTACCTAATGGGTTATGACGGGCAGGACAATACAATCTTAGTGAATACAGGTGAATACTTTGAGCTATTTGAGGGGCACTCAATTAGATTTAAATTCACACCCTTCTCCGACCTCACCAAAACCCAACCTGACGGCACGGTACACGCGGTTGAGATTGCGAAGATGGCAATGAATGAAGGTGGTGTACCTTTGACTATTGAAGGGGTAAAAATTAGCGAGAATTTAGGAGTTGTAAGTGTTTCCGGCAAAGATACACAGGGAGACCCGTTCACTGTTTTTATTCATGATGACTTTGAAATTCACCTATGTGTAGCGGAATATACTATGCCGTATGCACAAAGCCATTACAACCAAGTTGCGATTATAACTTACGCCCTTAAAAACAAATACGATGTGTTCGGCATTGGAGGTGGCAAGTGAGTACCGAACAAAATATACTGCTTGCGAAGCTGTGCGGGTATGAGGTGGAAAAGGTTTACCCAAGCGGGATAATACGCCTTTATTGCTACGAGCTTGATAAGACAATTGGAAACTGGAATCCCCGCGAAAACGCAGCGCAGTTGATGGAGTGTGTGGAAGCGGTGAGGAAGTTGCCAGATTATTCAGGCTGTAGTACCGATGAATGCAATGACGGGCTTTATTTCACATTCAGATTGAAACGGGAGTATAACAGAAGCGAGCCGTTTACAGGTATTGCGCCGACACTTCACGGCTCACTATTTGAAGCCTCGGTCAAAGTCGCGCAGTCAAAGGCAGCATTAACAGACCTCGTATCACAAAATAACCAATAATGCGGCATATCATAAGTGATATGATGCAAATTTTATGAACTTGTAAAGGGGGATGTGGTGAACGCTAAAGATTTGGAGTATGAGGTTGCTTTTGCGCTTGGCATGAAGGATTTAAAAGAGAATCCACATCGCCTAACAAATGAAGAACTGGAATCCTTGCAAAAGATTTTAAAGGCAATTAGTGGACGGTTTGGAGTTGGAATAAACCATGAGCTTTGGGGTTCCTACTGTATTCTTAAAAGAATAGAGATTTCAGACAGGCAAGCTCGTGAAGGCGTGTGGACTTCTTTAAACATAACAAAAGTAGTGAATCAGGACATTGATTATTATAAAAAGTTTGCTCGTGTAGCTATTAAAACAATCCAATCCAATCCACAACCAGTAACAAATGAGGTGAGGGAGTGAAAATAACCGATGTGATTATACAGGCTCAAAAGAACGTGCAAGCTGTTGGTGGGAAAACCGAAGCAATACTTTTGCACGAGGAGCAGTATTTCGCTTTAAAAGATGAGTTACGCGAATCAATACTTGACTTGGATAAAGAAATGTTTGGCAGCATTGAGAGCGTGCATGGCATGGAAGTATTTACAACCCAAAAAGAGAATCTACGCGGACAATGCTTAATCGGAGAGCGGGAAACTGTTAAGGACTATATCTAACCCCAAATAATTCACACTTTACACACGATAGAGGTGGTAATGGAAAAGACTATATTAGAAAATCAAATTTTAATAATGACTGCACTACTGCAGCTTGTTAATAGCATAACAATACAAAAACAATTGATACAGCGTATTCAATTCACAGAATCACGAATCAAAGCGATAAGCTAACACTTTACACACTAACCCACCATACACAGCAGGGAATAATTTTTAACTAAAAAGAGATCACCAATGACCTGTAAGCATTGTTTAAAAGAAACACTCACTTTAGTCAGGACACACAAAGGCAGGCGTTTTAAAAACGGGAAATGGGTAGATAGTGAGCATTGTGATACGCGCGTTTATCAATGCGAGAATAACAATTGCAACGCCAGGTTCTTATCTGAGACCACGCTTACGGTAGCGATCACCAAAACTGTACGCACGTATAATGCATTAGGTGGTAACAATGCATCCTAAAGAAATTCAGAAGCGATTACGTGAATTAGTTGATTATGCCATTAGTGAGGGTTGGACTTCGCAGAAGCTACGACGTGAACTGAACAAGCTTTTTAATAAGCAGGTGTATAACGGTCTGTCCGATTCCATGCTAAAGGAAGCTGAAAAAGAATTTGAGTGGCTTACGTCCCGCACCATGAATAAAACGCTCACTAAGTACACAGCTACCGTACTAAAGACCACTGGCAAGGAATTTGCTCGCGCTGGCAATAGGATCAATCGCAGAGTATTAAAAACAGTCATTGACGGCATTGAGAAAGGGCAGGGCAGCAAGGATATTAAAAAAGCAACTGAGCGTATTATTGGAACGTTCGGGCACTATGCCGATGCTATTACAAGAACAGCGCTTAGTGGATTTGACGCAGCAAAGAATGTAGCTGATATGCAGGAAGCAGGAGTTAAAAAGTTAAAGCTGATCGGGCCGCCAGCTGAACGTTCGTGGTGTAAAGGTCACTTAGGGAAATCCTATACGATAGCTGAAATTGAGAAAATGAGCAATGGGCAGGGTTTGCCTGTATTGCTGTATAAAGGTGGATTCAGATGTAAGCATGATTGGGTGGATGGTGAATAATTATTTATATTGGTGCATTATCCTGCACATTCACACTATTTATTAACATTTATAGCAGTATAATGCTTTAAAGGGGCAGTATGTTGCACTTTAAAACTGAATAATCACACCTTCAGCAAGAATCTTTATTAAAACAGGATCATTCAAGTCACTGGCTGTGATTCCCAAAGGATTGCGGCCTTTATCTATATTCCACATTAACTTTTTAGCAGCTTCTGTGCGTGTTGTGCCTATTGTAATAGTGTTATTACTTGCACTCAGTACGGTAATTCCGCGCATCATATCGCCGGTAGCAGATAGATTCACCGTACCATCATAAGCAGTTTTATTATTATTAACCTTCTTAAATCCCGCATAGCCATCTTTTACCACTACCCACAGCTTACCATTCCTTTTAAAATACTGAATTTTTCCATCTTTATACAGGCTCTTGCGGGTTCTCTGTGTCATTGCACCCGCTGGCATAGCAAACGGACGTGTAGAATACGGTTTAAAAGGATTTCCATCCTTATCTATACCTTCTAACGTCCGTTGCTTTATAATAGCTACTATACGCTGTCCGGCACGATTAAGCGTAGTATCTTTAAGGATTATTTTCATTATAGTGCAGGAGTGACTTTTAGTTCTTCACCGGGTTTCGGCTGCTGAAGTGAAAGCTTTGTATATACTTCAGAAGCATCAAGCGGAATGCCGTGATCAATGCAATTTCCGATTACAACTGAATATGTTTCTATATCAATCGCTTCATCATGTATGAAGGTGAATTCATAAGGAACGGTAGTAGCTGTGTTATCTTTATTCAACCGGTAGTCAGTCAGTAGTAAATTATTGATAAGCTCTGTGCAACGCTGCATATCGTTATAAACAATATCGGCACGGATCATGTTTAAAATCTGCAACGCGGCACGGCTGCCACCACCTGAAGGAAGTTCTGCTGTGTTAGCCTGACCAAGTATTGCAATAGCGATGGAATTTTCCAGCATTTGCAAATATTCTTTAAAAGAAACATTGCCGGCAGCTTCTACAAGTGTTTTGAATTGAATATCTATGCCATGTATCGCTTTTAGATAATTATTCTTTCCTGCACCCGCTAATGTAGCATCCAAAGCTTCAATTTGCTCCGCTGTCTGTTCATCATTCAATCCCGCTTTTCGTATTTCGTCAATATTTATCATTCCCGCAACGACACCTTTTAACCTTTGGTTAAAGTTAGCCCACTCTAAAACTGTTTCGTGCCTGAGAATCTCATGGATCATAATAGTTCGCAACACGCCGCCACGCTCGGTAGAATCATCAAAAGCATAGATAAAATTATAATCTTCCGGAGCTACTTTCTTACGATTGAGCTTGGCAGTGTCATCAAATATTGCAACGCTGGATTCATCATAGCGTTCAAATTCAAAAGGAAGGTAACGTTTTACAAGCCGCGGTGTCTGTGCTTTCGTCTGTGGTGATAATTCCCATGCTAATTGCAGAAGCATTGCACCGTAAGCGGCTGTATCTACGGAATAGCGAAGTATTGAACGGATAGCATCACGAAGGCGCGACTTCACCAATATCAGTTCTTCTTGTAAGCTGTCATCTTCAGAGGTCAATTCCCATGTAAAAGAACTTACACCTGTGGAGCGTGTCATTAAGTGCCCGCGTGTACGTGGTGACGCCTGTACTATCCTGTATAGAATTGACATAAGAGGACGTACATCGCGTTTGTCGTCTGCTTTATCAGCTTCAGCAAGCTTTTTAAATGCGTATTCTACTGATGGCAGCAGCTTTTTGTTTAGTTCAGCTAATTGGTACATGGTGATTATGTATGTTTTGTTAGTAAAGATTTTGCGATTGCACTCATATTGTTTCGTGTCATTCCGCGTTCGGTGATAAATTCCAATGCACATATAAGCGCGTCCGGTGCATCGTCTTTATTCCCGGCTTTTTTTCCGGCAAAAGAGAACATTTGTGAAGCGAACCGTTCACCATCTTCACGAGCTTTAAAATGCGGCGGGAATTGAAAAGCGTTATCAGTCCACACCCACTGTGCATTTTTCGCCAGGTCATCCACGCGGTATCGCTTAAATTCCACCACCGGAAAAGGTAAATTTCTCTGCCTGCAATAGTTCTGAATATGCATACTCCATGTAGATTCCTGATTTACATGGCCATCAAATGCAATACTTTTAGCCTGATCGTCCCGCATACTCAGCACTTCACGTAACAGTTCGTTACTGTCACTGAATGAACGGCAAACCGCATCAGCTATATAGTATTTATGCGTAGAAGCAGAATACAGAAGCTTTACTATTGCCGTGGTGTCACCTTCGCTTTTCTTTGAAAGGTTCGGATCACAGTAGATCACGCCGCGCGCGTCCTGTGGAATTTCATTCCATTCGCTGTAATAATCGGATTTGAATATGAACCCTTCTTTTAAGCGTCCCCACTTTCCAAGGCAATAAACTTCGTAATACGGCGGGTTTTTAACTTTTAAAGAAAGCAGAATCTCTTTGTACTCTTTGCCGATTTCACCGTTATCTAAATACGTTGTATGCGTAACGGTGCAGTCAGCGGGGTGCGTGTCAAAAAATCTCTTTTTCAGCCAATGCGTTTCATCAATCGGATTAAAACAGAGGAGAATTTGTTTATAGTTTTTGGTTTCTCCACGTAATCGCAAATCCACCTGATCAAATTCGTTTTCGCTTAGTTCCGTTGTTTCTTCAATCCAAACTGATGTAATCCCTGCAATAGATTTAAGTTTCTCAGGATCATCTACACCCGCGCTTATAATCTCATTTCCGTTAATGCACCTGAAGTGCATTTCGTTTTCCTTTATAGTGAAGAAATCGCTCCAATCTTCAGCTTTTATAACGTCTTTTAAAAGAGAAAAAACAGATTCACGCATAGTGCGCGCTACTTTTCGCAGAACCAATATCCTATGACCTTCTTCATTTAAAACCCTGAGTAAAATCTTTTGAGCTGCAAACCACGATTTTCCAGATCCAGCCCCGCCATAAAGGATTAGGTATCTATCTTCATTATCTAAAAGGGGAATATAACAGTCATTCACTCCTAAATCAGTCACGACTTCCATCGGGCAGGATTCTCCGTATATTGACTGTCAGTTTTTTTACTTCTGTTGTATCTACTTCCGTTTTCTCCACATATCCACGCTTTTTACCGATAGTTTTCAGGTGGAACATAACGCAATTTGCATTTGGCGGTATGTCGTAGATCACATCTTCTTCACCTTCCTTTTTGGCATATTTTACCGATGTTACACCATTTATCAGTTCAAATAACTTGCTTTCGCTAAAATCTACGGACTGTTCTTTTATCCGGTCACACGCCGTTGCAAACTCTTCGCAGGAATCCCGCCAGTTATAGTATGTCTTGCGTGAAATATCAAACTTTTCACACGCAGTCATCACTATTCCAAGTGAGTTTTCAAAGACTATTAAAAAATTTTCCTGTTCCGGTGTCATTCTTCTTCGTTATCGTCAATTTGTTCAGGATTCTGCACGTTAATCTGCACGTTTTGCGGCTGAAACCACGCCAGTCCGCCCGTAATTACCATTGCTGCATTGATAAGCTCGGTATAGACAGCCGTCTCCTTATTGCCCGAAAAACAGTTCAAAAGGTAGTTTTCTGCATTGCTTTTTAATGCAGAACTGTAATTTTGTGGTGCAAGAAAGTTTGTCATTTCACGCTGTCTTAATTGGATGTTTCTCTCTATATTCCTTACGTGCCTGAAGCATCACTTCCTTAATTTCCAAGTCAGCTTCCATGCGATCAGTCAGCTCTTCAATGGTAAGCCCTAACGCTGAAGTAGTAGAATACAGCGAACCGCCGTTATACTTCAGTTCGGTGATAATATCGGTTTTACTGATTGTCATAATATTTCCTTATACAACCTGTTTATTAACTGAAAGCACAGCCATTTGATATGATGGTGAGGGTGTGCCGTTTCAATGAATTTTTCTAATGCTTCTATGAGTAGCAGATACGCTTCCTTTTTCATCGTGCAAGAATTGTATCTAAATGAATATCACTATTGCGATATGTGAATATTAACCAGCTTGCACCGATCGGGCGTGGTGATTCCGTTTTCTCCATGTGCCAGCCGCCCTTTACATCAAATTCATCTTTGTACGTTGGAATGCTTACGTGCAATTGTTCATCAAAATAAGGTGTACCGCTTTTATCTAAGCGGAATCTTCTCAATAAGCGCCTGTACTCTGAATGAATGTGCCCGCTAATACATATATCAGCATCAGGATTCCAGACCGCCCGCCGCGCAGATTGTAAGACTCCACCCGTAACAGGCGAACTTCCACCGGAACCGTGCGTATGGAACATAGTCTTGACAATAGTCGTACCACCGCCCGGACGTTCAAAACAAAAGCGCGTAAATCCTGCATAACCGCCACGATTAATTTTTACACCTGTCTGTAATTCAATAAACTTTAAAAGAAGCCCGGTTAAATCAATCTCATTCCTGTTTAGTACAGCCGATTCGTGATTACCTGTACCTATCATGGCAAACTGTGAAGCATACGGCCCGTAAAATTCAGCAGCAGATTCAACAATTTGCGTATAGTAGGAATCTACACTATCCTGAGGTTTCACACCGCTTTTGTGCCCGCGCCTGTCGTTACGCCCCTGCATAGCACAGAATAAGTCACCAATATCAAAAACAGGTGCATTGATCGCTTTGGCTTCTTCTAAGTGCCGTTTTTCCATTGCATTATCAGACTTTGGATTGTCATGGTGGCGGTCTGATGTAAGCAGGACTTTAAAAGTAAAACCGTTCCGGGTTTCATATGGAATTCGCACGTCAATGACGCCGTGTTTATTCTGCGTAGCTTTCCATTGTTGCATTAGTGTGGTGATCTAATGAGTAAAAATTTATCCTAAAGGATTGTAGGTTACTACATAAGTAATTACTACAATCGCGGCATTACTTTCCATAGCCGCAAGAGCCACGCCTTTGGATTTTATAATATATTTTGTTCTGATCATAGATGTTGCAACTTTTCCCGCTAATTCCATAGCCGCCTTCATTGCTTCCACGTCCGACGCTTGTGGCTCTGCATGAACATATAAGTTCAGTTCTGCCAAAGCGTTTTTAAAATCTCCATTTTCTGAATTTTCATTGGTAACAGGCAGTAATTCAGAGTTAATTGCCGGGGCAGCCACATCCAAACCGCCCTGCACGATGGAAGCAGCAGGAATTCCAATGGTAGTGGCTGCATCCACAAGCTTTTGATGCGCTGCATCCCATACTTCAGAAAAGTTCATTATCCACCTGTTTTAATATTATTACTGAACTCACCAACTCCTGCAAAACTGTAAGCAGAAGTGACCACCGTCGTAGGGCGTGCCTTCAGCATATCAAGTGCAAGTTTATAATTGGCATTGATGGAATCCCAAAGCTGGTCACCTGCATTGCTAAGTTTGGCAAATGCACAAAGCTTGGTAATTATCCACGCGGCTGGTGTTGTGGTGAAGTCTTCTGCATCGTCAGCATCGGCCGGAACATCGTTTCCTAAAATCCCGCTTATAATAGTAGCGGCTTGCGCTTCATAAATAGCGAATGTACCTGCATCGCTTAAAATCCCCTTCAGTCCAGCCGGAATAAGCTCTTCAATATCATTATAGGTTACGTATGGCATAGCGTTTTTTCTTGTGGTGAATGAACTACACCGCTAAACTACCTGACTGGATAAAAAAAAACTTGCGGTATACAGCATAGTGAGGTATACCGCATTAAATAGTTCATGCCTTTAAAGAACTTTGCTGTGTATAATATTCACCAACACCACAGCACTACCATGAAAGAGCAAATACTGAATGTTCTGCGTTCAATTGGAATTTTAACGCCCGAAGTTGAGGCACAAGTACGCAACGCAGTACCAGACACACCGCCAAACCCTGACAATTCACAGAATTATATTCATAATGCAAGCGCAATCAATGCTTTACGCGCGGAATTGGAGTCAATTAAGCAGGATTTTGCAGCAAAAGAAGCGCAGAGAGAGAAGCAGTTAAATGATGTACTTACTACGCTTGGTGAGGAAAAAGCAGCGCGTGAAGCGGCTGTATCGGCATTGCAGGAAAAAGCCACAGCAGATCAAAAAGCGAAGGTTACTGCATACATACAAAAAATGAAGGAGAATAAGCAAATCCCGGCACAGAATGAACAACAGGAAGCCCATTGGATTGCATTATTTGAGCAGAATTTTGAAGCAACAGCAGCAATTGTAGACGCGCTCCCGGTAGCGAAACCCGCACCTGCCCCGGTAGCAGGCAGTAACAATAATAACACGAATGCACCACAGCCATCAGGCGGCTTTGCAGGAGCTTTACGCCCTGAAGTACGGGCTTATCTGGAAACTCAATCAGTCAACTAATCACCACCCTATAATTTATCGGAGCTTTTAAGAAATGGCACAACTCTCAGGCCTTTCAAAAATCAACAGCCCTTCAGGACGCGGAAATCTTGCGCTTGGGTACTTACTTCAGGAATCACCATTCCTTGCGTATCTTGAAAGCCAGTCAGCTTTTGAGGAAGGTTCTACTTCATTCCGCTATAACGTACTTGCTGATATTGCAGCCGCCGCCGCAGCCCGCGCTATTGGTGGAAGCTGGACTACTTCGGATAAAACACCGCCGTCAGATCAAACGGGATCACTGCGTATTCATGGTGGTTCTATTGATATTGACCGTTCGCACATGGCTGATGCGGAAAATGGTGTATTGAATATTGACAAATGGCTTGAAAAGCTTGGCGTTAAGCAAATGCGTTCGTTTGCGCAAGGTTATGAAGGAAAACTCTTTAATAGCGACGGTTCTTCAAACAGCATTTACGGTTTAACTACCATTCTTGACGGCACTACTGACATTCCGGGCTTTACAGGAGTGAAAGGCGTGGCCAATGCTGCTGAATACACAGCCGCTACTGACGATAGTATGGATTTGACGAATTCCACCGCACAAGGCGAATTCATTGAAATGATGGAATTGCTTTTAGCTCAGGTTTCAAATCCTACGGCAATTGTTGTAAATCCTTCGCTTGCGGCACGCATCAGTACAATTGCACGCGTAAAACACATTATTGGTGAAAGCCGTGATTTGTTTGGCCGCCCGATTTCTACATATGCAGGAATTCCAATTGTTAAAGTTCTTGCAACTTCAATCCTGAATACCGAAGAAGATGATAACGCAACGCCGCTAACGAATACAACTTCACTTTACATTATGTCCCCTGGCGAAATGCGTACTTCTCTTGTGACGAACTCAGGCCTTGAGTGGAATGACTACGGCACGTTGGAAGGAAAAGAATCGTACCGCGAAAAATGGGAAATTCGCGCTTCATGGAAAATTGAAGAGTCAAATTCTATCCTTCGCGTTCGCAACCTGAAAGTATAATCACTATTGAAAACTAATACAGGCCGCTATTCACCACAGCGGCCTGATTTTAAAAACGCTATGCACCACAGAGTCAACGTGCAGGAATATAACATACCAAACACCCATATCTTTTTAGGTTTCATGGGCTTTATCGCTTCTAAAGTATTTGGGTTTTTTGCTGTAGTAGCGGGATTTGTTCATATAGGTTTGGTAGCTGAGATCCTGACAATATTAAATTTAAGTATCGGTATTGCGGCGGGTTCTATTGGCTTTATTCTTGGATTTATGAAGCTGCGCGATCGTATTAAATACGGCAGGCAGTCTCTAAAAAGTGCGGCTGGTTCTGAAGAGGAAGATTAATTATGGTACGAAAATACAGTCTTGCTACCGATGGGGAAAAGCAGCTTTCTTCATCTTTTAAAGTAAAAGAGTTTCGGTGTAAGGATGGAAGCGATGAAATCCTTATTAGTGACGAACTTGTGCATATTCTGCAAACAATTCGCCACTACTATAATGCACCGATAACGATTAATTCCGGCTACAGAACACCTGAATACAATGAAAAGATTGGCGGCGCTAAAGATTCTCAGCACATGAAAGGCACAGCGGCAGATATAAATGTAGCGGGAATCAGGCCATCAAAACTGTACGTGTCGTTAGATAAGGGAGTAGTTACAGGAAAATCGCATCCGGGTGGTTTGGGATTGTACGACAATTTCGTACATGTGGACGTTCGGAAAACAAAAGCACGTTGGAGAGGGTAGTTTGAGTTTCCTGCACGATCATAGCGGCAAACTTTCAGCCACGCGCTTACTATTACTAATAGCGACGATAAATTTCTGTGCAATGCTTTGGTATATAGTCATTGCGTATAAAGGTGGTGAATCATTCCCTGAAATATTTACTTCAGCAATCGTAACCGCGCTTCCTTTAGGATTACTCATTAAAGAATTAAAAAGCCGGAATAAATGAAAGCAGCTTTACTCATTATCATATTTACACTGTGTAGCTGCTGCCAGCCGGTATCTACGACAAAAACGGTAACAATCCGCGATACTGTCCTGAGTGCGTTACCGCCGCTTATTAGCGATACACTACCGGCTGTTTTTATTACGGATACGCTTATCAGGACGGAAGTAGACACGCTTCAAATGGTGAGCTACTACCCACAGTTAAAGAAATTTTATGTAAGGATCCAGCCGGACACGGTGAAAATTCCTTATAAAGATACGGTGACAGTTATTCAACCGCGATTTGTCAAAGAAGTTGAAAAATATCCGTTTACGGCAAAAGTAGGACTGTTTTTTTATGGAGTAGTAGCAGCAGTAGTTGCATTTACCGTAGGATTGTTTTTAAAAGATACACGATTATAAATTTCACCACTTATTAGAGAAAAATTATGAATTACGGCGGCGGTAGTTACCTCGGTATTTTTCTGGTCAAATCAGACCACTCAGGCATAGTGCAATCGGACGGCACAACAGCGGCAACAGCTGAGGCGCACGCGTTATTGGCTTTAGAGGACATTCTTTCCACGGATTTTGCACCGCAATCTGACGGCAGTTTTACTTTCTCCCTTGACCAGTTTAAAAACGACGCGGCACTATGGGCTTTCCTCGAAGCACGTGCGCATACAGTTAACGCTTCAACCGTAACAAATGAAGATTTGACGCGCGAAAATGGTTCGGTTAAAAAGGGAGCATCATCTGACGCAGATTCCCTCTTAGTAATAAGTGTGGGTTCTGACGAAGAAGATTCAGGTGATCGCATGGTGAATTTTGCATTGTGTAATATCACTCGTGACTCAGGAGCTTACAAACAGGAGCCGGGCAAAGCATTAAAACCAACAATAAAGTTCACTACCATTGAAGCAAAAGCAGCTTTGGCTATTGTAGCGGGATTGCTTCCTACAGCACTGTTCACTGAGTCGGGAACGGTTGCTACGATTGCAGAAGGCGCTCACAAAACTGTGAAATTCTTAACGACTACGTAATCTATCGGCAATGCAGCATAATCAGGGTAGTGTTTTTATAATGCTACCCTTTTTTTAAAACTATTATTACTACTACTATGAAATTGATCTACTTGGAAGGCGAAGTTGAAAAAAGTTTTGACGTGGATTTCAAAATTGGAAGCTATGCAGTTCGCGAAGAGCTTCTAAAAATAGAAATTGAGCGCTTTAACGAAGCCTCTACACTTGATAAGCAATTTAAAGAACTTAATGAAATTGCAAAAATTGAAGATCCCACAGACCGCATCGCGGCTTATACAGAAGATATGCAGCGCAAAGCGATAGAGCGCAATAACCTTGCATCTGAATTACGTTTCCGAACAACATTGAAAATTTTTAAAGCAATTATCAACCCTAAGCAATTAAAAACTGAACACAAGGAGTTTGTCGGTAGCTCGGTGGAATCTGAATTTTGGAGAATGCAAGATTTGGTGGGGATAGAAGAACGGGTTCAGATTTTTCGTGCAACGAACGGACTCGGTTGATCGCGAAATTGAGAAGATTAAAAAACTCCCTGCATTTACAGTGCAGCGCAAGAAAACGGCTGAAGAGCTAAAGAAAGGTAAGCCCGTTTGGGATTTTTATACATTAATGTATGGCGATCACTTACGGGACTGGCAAAAGGAAATTTACGATAATAAAAATATCGTGATGTTGGTAGCGGGCGGAAATACGAAAGAATACCTGTATTTATATCACCACGTGGACGCGCTCGACATTTGGGAAGCGTTCGCACTACAAAAAGCGCAGGCATGGCAGGAATAAGCGTAGATATACAAGTCAATCCGCTAATGAACCAGACGGCTTTCAATAGTGTCAAGAAAGCTATTGAGGCTCTTGGCGGCACTGTTAAGCTTGATACACGTGGCGCAAAAGGCGGTATTGATGAACTTGAAAATGAAGTTAAAAAGCTTCGCACTGAATTGGATAAATCCAAAGAAAGCGCCGGACTATTTAACAAAGCTTTTCAATTTAACCAGGTTCAACAGGGAATAACTCAGTTGATCGGTGGCGTTTCTTCGCTTTCCGCACCTTTCCGCGAATTAGATACCGTAACAGGCTCTCTCCGAACTTTAGGGCCGGAAGCTGCTAAACTCGCTCCTGATTTACGTGAAGCCTCTATTGCTATTGCCGCAACCGGCGAAAGCGCAGCCACCGCCGCACAACTTCAACAGGCAATGTTTGACGCGCTTGCTTCCGGTGTAAAAGGTGGGAAAGATGGGCTTATTTCATTCTCTCAGGAAGCTTCAAAGCTTGCTACGGGTTCGGGCGCTACGCTGGATGAATCAGTAAAACTTCTTACGGGAAATCTCAATGCTTATGGCAAAGGCGCTGAAGATGCAGGGAAATTCTCTGATATATTTTTCAACACCATTAACTTTGGTGTTACTTCAGCCGCCGAACTTTCCAACACACTTTCAAACGTTGTTCCGACAGCAGCAGCAGCGGGCGTAGAATTAGAGAACGTTGGCGCGGCGTTGGCCGTAATGACTTCAAAAGGCGTTCCTACCGCACAATCCACTACCAAGCTCAATCAGTTATTATTAGAAATCCAGAAGCCGGGCAAAGAACTTAAAAAAGTTCTTGATGCGGCGGGCGTATCTATGGCTTCTTTAAAGCAGGATGACTTACCTGTTACATTAGAGAAGATAAATAAAGGGCTTGCTGCTACAGGAATGACCGCGACAACCGCATTTAGTTCATCAGAAGCAAGTGCGGGATTTAATGTTCTTAATAGTGACTTAGCCGGGTTTAAGCAGACGTTTATTGATGTTCGTGATACAACGGGTTCTGCTTCCAATGCTTATAAAGAGATGTCTGAAACCGTTGCTGTCCGTTCGGCAAAGATGAAAGCTGAATTTGAAGCTTTTACCATTGGCGCGGTGGATTCTCTTGGTGGGTTTGGCGTTGGCATGGTGACGGTTTCTGAACAATTAGGGCAGCTTGCACCGACCGTTTCCACGTTAGCGGGATTAGGAAGTATTATTCCTGATGGTGCTATAGGTAAAGTCGCAACTTTCGCAGGAAGCATATTATCTAAATTAGTGCCTTCGCTTTTCGCACAGTCAGCCGCTACCGCAACAACAACAGCAACTACAACGGTAGCTGATGGGGCTACAAAACGTTGGAACGCTTCCCTTTTGTTAAACCCCGCTGTGTTAATTGTCGCCGGGCTCACTGGCTTAGTGTTCGCAATCAAAGGCGTGACCGATGCACTCCATGATTCAGCAGAAGAAAAGCTGGAAGATGTCGGTGCGGAATTAAAGATTGTAGAATCTCAAAAGAAATCTAATCTTGAGCGGCAAAAAAGTATTAAAAATTCTCAGTCATTAGCTGAAGAATATAAAAAATTAGCGCGGAATTCAGAGCGTTCAGCTGAAGAACAGAAGCGAATGAATGAAATTTCCATTCAGCTTAATAAACAATACCCCGGACTGATTGATTCAACAAAATCTTTTAGTGATAATCTTTCCAATATGCAAAAGCAGGCAGGATTATCACGTGAGGAGTTGCGCCGATTGGAAGATGGAATGACTGCGCTGGATAAAAAAGCAAAAGAGATTACTCAAAAACAGCAATTCTTAAAAATTGACGTAGCAAAAGAGCAAATTGAAAACGATTTAGCAGATGCACTCGCGGGCGGTGGTGAAAAGGGCGCAGTCGGAATGCTGAATAAACTTGGAAATTCTACGGCTGAATTCGTGACCGGAACAAGCGGCGCGCGTCAGGCAGGCGAAGCGTTTGTAAAGCAATATGCAGGAGCAATTTATAACGCTAAATCAGCAGAAGAATTAGACAGGGCAGGGCAGATATTCCAGGAGAAGCTTTTAAAACGTTCGGATATTAAACCCGCTGACCGCGATAAGGTATTAACTTCTATTCAGAAGTTTATTGATTTGCGCAAGGCTACTATTGCGGGAGCTGTTGTTACTGCAAATGATAGTACAAAGCCCGATGAAATCAAACCACCCGCACCGCCGCCACCTGAGAAATTAAAGGATATATCGGATAAAATCCGCGAAATCAATAATCAGTTAACGTCAGAGCGCAACGAACAGCAGCTTTTACGGATGCAGGAAGGCTTGGATAAGGAACTTGCTGCATTGGACAAAGCGCAGCAGGAGCGCGTTCAAAAGTATAAAGACGATATTACTGAAATCACAGCACTGAATAAAAAAGGCGAAGTTTCTGACACTCAAAAAACAGAGTTTGTTGAAACTACTAATAAACTTATCGCCTCTATTGAAAAAACTTACGCTGAAAGGCGCAAAGATATTCGCGGGAAGTTCGCGGCTGAATCTGCTAAAAAAGAAGAAGAGCGCATCCAAAAAGAACAGGAAGCAGCTGAAAAATCAATTCAGATTAAACTGGATGTAGCTGAATCAGAGCTTAAATATGCTTCTACGCTTGAAGCTGCTTTTGCAGCGCAGGACAAGATCGGTACGGCGCGTTTAGAGCTTTTAAAAGCAAAACAAACCGCTGAAATTGATACGTATATTACTAAGAATCAGGCGGTTATTGACGCGCAACAGGCACTTACTCAGGCAATTTTGGGAAGTGATGAAAATGCTGTAACAGCGGCGCGGGCTAACCTCAAAAGGATTCAAGAGGAAGTTGCTAAAGATAATACAGCTGTACTTATCCGGCAGCGTCAGGAAAAAGAGCTTACCGAACTCACGAAAAAGAATGTAACTGACCGCAATTTAGTTGAGATCAATGCAACAGGCACGGCCTTGGATATACAGCGTGCGTTGCGATTAGCTGAAATTGACGCAATCTATGAAGCGGAGTTATTGGCCGCGCGTGGGAACCGCGCTTTGGAAACTGATGCATTTTTAAAAATGCTGAAGGATAAAGCGGCGGCAGAAGAGGAGTATTTACTTGAATCCAATGCAATCTATGGAATCTCACTTGACATAAAAGCCGGGCTGTTAGACGCTTTTAATGAAAAAACCGAAGTTGATACCGACAAAATAAATAAGGAAAAGTCAGAGCTTCAGAAGTCAGAAGATGAACTGAAAAACTCGCTTAAAAACCGCGTTATTTCTTATGCTGATTATCAAAAATCTATTGATGACCTGAATAATAAGCGTGCGAAATTAGATAAGGATTTGGAAGGTGAGAAGTTTGATATCGGAGAGAGAACGTTAAAAGGGCTGAATTCTGCTGCTGCGAAGTTTGCAAAAGATACGCTTCAGAAACAGTCTGTCGCTTCTGAAAAGTACCTTTCGCTTTTGGATAGCGAAACAGCTACGGAAGAACAAAAAGCTTTGGGTCGTACTGAACTAATAAATCAAACTGTATTACAGGCTGGCGCTTCGCTTGCTGAATTCGCTACATCACAAGTTGTAACGCTTGGAAGTTTTGCCAATGCGGCCGGATTAATTGCGCTCCAATCTTTAAAATCTCAAATACCTGTTTTTGTTGCGGGAATTTTTGGCGAATCAATAAAAACTCTCGGCCCGATATTAGGCCCGATTGCTTCTGCTGGCTTAACTGGCGTTTTGTATGGATTGGTGAGTATAGCTGAATCAGGACTCCAAAAACGTGAAAAAGGCGGTATGGTTTGGGGTGGCCCACAGCTCGTTTTGATGAACGAGAAAGGGCCTGAATATACCGTTGAACATAAAGCATCAATGAAAAATATGCAGCTATTAGAGCATATTAATAAAGGTGGGGACGCTGAACAATTTTACCGTTCCCGCATAAAACCTGAAGATAAGGAACGTATTGTTTTGATGCAGCAATCACACCGCGCGGAATTACAGGCGATACGCGAAGAAACCCGTTCGCAAACACAGCATTTATCAATGAAATTTGATGAGCTGAATAAGAAAATCGGTAGCTCAAAAACCAGACATACAAGCGCAACAAAGATCACCGTACACGCTGATCCAGGAACTGTAGTGAAGGAAGTCAAACGTGACGCGCTTACTTTAGCAGGGAGATCGTAAATCATGGCATATACAGCAACACTCCATTATTCAGATCAGGACACTACCGTAGGAAGATACGACGAAATTGAAATAGACTTACTCGAAACATTCACCGGCTACGGTTCGCGTGTGCTGAAAATATTAGGGCCATACGAAAACACATTATTGGAAGGTGACGCGCGCACTGATATTATCGGGCAGAAGTCCGGCCCCAATAGAACCCGCCGCGCTTTTGAAATACGCTATGAACCTGTTACCTACGGCGCGTCGGATTGGGATATAAACGAAGAACGGATATTGGCTACTATCCTTCGTAAAAAATACACGTGGCTGGAGCTGACGGCTTATGAAGCGGCGGCCAGTCCTGCATTGTCCTATCATGGTGACGGTTTTGCCATTCCGATTGCGATCATGGGAAAATCCACAGAAGATAATGAGAACGGAACAAAATCCATTATTCTCAGCTGTGAAATGCGGTTCCGCGAAGCATTGCCATTTGTGCAGGTGGAATTATAATGGACCGTAACCGCATATACTTCCACCTTTTTACCGGTGATAACGGCTGGAATTATCGCGGTGAAATCCGTCCGGCAGGCGATCACTACGCTTTTTGGGACAATGAAGATGAATTTTCCGAAGGATTTTTATCTATAAAAAATGCCAAGTTCGGGTTTGGTGAGGAAGGCCTGCCGATCGGAGCTGCATTAGGTTCTTCAATGACAGTAGAACTTGACTATAGCAAACTTCCTCAAAACCTTCAGGAAATCTTAGCAAATCCTTTTTATGCAGATGAAGATTTTGAAACGTTTTCCGGATCAAATTCAAACCTGTTTTTACTGTTTTCCGATCGTGGCGAAGGTGGTGATGTAAAGGATTATCTTGAATTTGCCGGAGCGCAACAGGCAACACTACAGGGGAAATATACCATTGAGGACGGCGCGCCAACAACGGTAGAATACCAGTTCTTTGCGTTGGAAAAGATCGTTGCCGAAGAAACAGCGACGGAAGCTATTGCTACGGCTCAGCTTGCACTTACACCGCTTGGCACATCCACTACTGCTTACGATTATAAAGGCACGGAAAGTGCGGTCACACGGCAAAAGTACGTGCAGACTGACACGAATATGGAGTTTTACAGCCTGCATACATTTTTACTTGCTGCATTTGAAAACCAATATTGTTTTGCCGGAAGGAACTACCTTCGCAGTACACTCAATTCCGTTCCGGAAGTAACAAATACACCGTTTCACGCGCTCACGTTTTACGAGCCGTTAGATGACCACTCAAACGCATTTTTTCCTGATCCTTTTACGGCGGGAACGCCTGTTCCTGTAGATGAAATCCTGATTATTGGCGGGATGCTTTCATTTAACGCCGGTTTCTTTTCAAATGATATTGATGGCGAGAATATACGGGAATACACAACTCTCTGGGAGTTCATTAAAGACCTCTGTGATTTTACGTGCGTAAAATTTCGGATGCGGTGTGTTGCCGATGCTACAAAACAAAAAGGCGTCCGGTTTGAAATTGAGTATCACCGGCTATATGAAAACAGGCGAAGCCATACGGCCCTTGACTTTACAAAAGTACAGGAATCTACTTTTACGATAGAAACGTGTGCGAATGTAATTCAGAAAGTACAGGTAGATTTCCCTAATATTCCATCGGATAACCTTGAATCCTATACAGCGACTTCTTCAGGACACCGTGCTGATGGGAGCGTAGCGCCAAAGGCCATATTTCACAATTTACCGACGTACCCGCATCCAAGCCCCGGCGCGTTGGATCTGTTTGCAGAAACAATCCCGGTGTACAGGAAGCTCTTTTATCACGATGCTACACGCGGGTATCTGAAAGTTCACGAAGCTGTACACATTAATGATGGTGACGGTCTGTATCTTACAAATGCACCGTTGCCGTATGAAGAAGTAGGTGGTGCAGATCTGGAAGGGTGGGTTTTAAAGATACAAGAGACTACAGGACTGCCGAAAGCAGTTGCCGATTTTCTCATAGCAAAATTTGGCGGGAAAAATCAGCACCTTATCACGTGTAAACTACCGTTGGACGCCGACAACCTGATGCCAGAGGACGTTGGCGAATATTATGAAGTAACGCTGCCTGATAATTTTACGGGCACGCACGCATGGCTTCTGGAAGCTACACCGGACTTTTTGACCGGCATTATGGAATGTAAATTTTTAACTGCTGAATAAATGGAAATCATTAAAGGAAAATCCCGTTTTGTTACTCCTGAAATGACTACATGGAGTAATAAAAAAGCTCCGACTGCAGGCGGTATTAATACCGTAATCGCCACCGAGCGTGCCGAACGTATCGCATCGGATGAAATTTACAACCGCCTGATTGAATCCAATTCTCTTTTTGTTGATGTTACCACCACCAATACGACGCCCGTCATTGGACGCAAAGACCTTCCGTATGCTGACTTCGCTACTGCTAATGCTGCTGCAGCTCCGGGGCAGACTATCGTTATTATTAATAGCGACGGCACAGAGGATTTAGTAGTAAAAGATGGCGTGAACTATATCGGTTTGCCGGAATGGAAAGGTGAATTGCCACAGATGAAGCGGCTTTTGGATAACGGGACTGCGGCGGTTTCTGATGTTACCAATATCCGTTTTAATGCGGGCGCACTTTCCACGATCGCATACCTTTCAAATGCAGCTACTACGGTAACGCTTTATTACTCTCATTTAGAGGGAACAGGGGCGAATGGTTTGATTTTAGACGGCGCTTTAGATTGCGTGGACGTGACATGTGGTTATAGCGGAGCGGGGCCGGGATTCACGGTTTTATCAACAGGACGTTTAAAAGGGCTGACAAAAAAAGGTGATTTTACTATCACAGCGGGCGGCACAACTATACAGAATCTTGGAGTTGCTGAGAACCTTACGTTATTTCTCTCCGGGGCCGCTACATATAAATGCGTCGGTGGTATTGATGAAAATGTGGAAGTCCACGCGGATTACAACGGCGCTTTTGCCTATGAAAATGACGGCGGTAATACTATAAATGCATGGGCGCGCAATCTTTCCGCGCAGGGCTACAGGGATATAAACGGCGGGCAATCGTACCGTGCGTATGGCGAAGGCGCGGGAAATGGCAGCGCGGGCGGGCGAACTATCAAAGGAACGGGGATTGAAGTAGGCTCAAATAATCCCGTTGCCAATATCGGCTGCCGTGCTTTTGAGCCGTATTCCAAGACTCATACTGATGAAAGTTTAGTTGCATGGCCTGATGTTGATGTGGATTCGCCGTATGGTATAAGTGAAGCTGACGGATTGGAAGTAATTAACGTTATCGGAGCAAGAGTAGATAAGCCGCGCGGGCGTTCAAAATCCACTCTTGCGAACGGCGTGATTTTATCCATGCAAAACCCGAACATTCCGGCGCACGGAATCGCGGGCACTTTTAAAACCATTGTTACAAATCCGCAAATCGTACAGGATAACCCTTTAAATAATCACGCCGCATTTACACAAGGCGAGGACTGTATCATTATCGGCGGTTCTATTTCCCACGTGGCGGGCGGTGCGGTCATTTCACAGCAAGCCGGAACAACGCTCAAAGTTTACGGAACAGACCTGTTTACAACGGGAACAGCGGGTGGTGGTGCGTATGCTATAAAATCCGATAACGGTAGTGCGGCAACCGTAGATTTTACAGGCACGAAAAATACACCGCTGTCGGCTGAAATTACCAATATCGCTTTTGACCCAGAAGCGAGGGCAGATACAGCAAGGCGTGATGTTATTGTTACAGCGCGACCACACCACCCGACACAGGAACAGCGTATTGTGGTTGCTGAAATTGCTACGGCTGGCGGCTCTGTTTATTCTGTAGCTCCTGCATTTAAAATTATTTTTTCTACCCGTGCAATCGGAACAACGGTAAATGCTTCGGTAGCATGGAATGTATATAAAGCAGCCGCGCAGGACGCTCACGTATCACAATGGAGAATTGAATGCGAAACGCCACACTTTGCCGATTCATCAACAACGGAAAAGCCTTTTAAACTACTTATAAAATTAAAAGACCAGGACTATGCCTATCCTGTCATAGAATTTGACGGTGGAACAGACCCCGGTGCGAATAAAAATTTCATGCTTTCCGTAATCGGATTGTCGCATGAACACGAGATATTAGGCACAGTAGATTCCACTAAGGGCACAGGCGGCGATATATTCTCAGATGCATCGGCAACTATTAACGAAACAATCCCAACAGGCACAGGTACATTTACACCGACCCTCGGACTGACAGGAGCAACAGGCACGTACACAACGCAGGGCGGGAAGTATAATTTTGATAACGGGAATTGTAAAGCGCGCGGATATATTGAATTTGTGTGTACAGGTAGCGGGACGGTAGATTATATTAACGGTTTGCCGATGTCTATAAAGTTAGCAGATTATTTTACCGACCCGGTTGATGTTGGTGAAATCCACGAACCGACCGCGCTTCCTGGCCTTGGTGATGATTTAATGATAGACTCGGCAAACGGCGACCTTATACAATTCAGGAATGGCTCGGTTGCTGTGAATAGCGGCACTACCTATTATTTTGCTTTTTCGCTGGATTACAGGCACGATTAACGTATATTTGCAGCGACTTGCAGCGTGTAATTGAACAGGACTCCGGACGCTTCTACCGTCGAAATGAGCGCACCCGCCGGGGACGTTTTTAACAGCCGCCACTTTCCAAAGAACTCTAATTTATATTAGTCTTCGCTTGCATGGAAAGGGCGGTTTTTTTATTTAATTAGTAAGATTTTGATAGTATTCGCCGGGAACCCATTTTCCATAGTATGCGGGTGCGACACGTTTACCTTTGTAGGAAAAGAAAAATTCCCCGCTGTCAAAGTCCCATTCTATTATTAACTCCATCTCCCAAACCTCGTTAATTTTAAATGTCGGGCACGAAGCCGTTTATTTTATTCAGATTTTTCCAATATTCCCCGTGCCCGCGCCTGTAAAGATTTTATCTTTTCATCGTCAAAGCCGAATCTGCCGCTAACTTCAAAACTACCGGAATCAAAATAGCAATCTTCTTTCAGTTCTGTCAAATCCCGCAATATATCTTTCAGGATTTTTATTTTTATTTGCAACTCTTCTTCGTAACCGAACATTCCACACCTCTTTATTTACATCTCGCTAATTTTAAATGCCGGGCACGTAAATTTTCATTTGCCTGCCAATATACAAAAATTATCAATTTCAGCGCGTGGAACATTGTGAATTGCAGTCGTATTGCAGTCAAATGTTCGGAGCGTAGTTGTAGACCCGTTGCAAACTTTCATATACAGAGAATTTGCCACTTTTTTCACGCTCCTGTAATAACGTGCGCGGGACGTAG